GTTCTGAGCTATGGAGGTCGGCACCCGTAAGGGACCGACCGGTCATGTAACCTTGAAAGGGAAACATGGATAGCCAGATGTTGCTTCTACAGAAGCACCTGCTCGCGGATGCGGGCAGGCTAGGCAACGTAAGCACCCTCCGTGACTTTAAAACAGTCACGGATCGAGTCGAGATCGAGGGTCAATCGTTTCTCACGATAACCCTTCCATCCTTCGCTTCGGACCTCCAAAAGGCCTTAGCAGAGGGACGGGTTGGTCCCGCCTCGTTTGCCGGTTTCGACAAGCGAGGTCAGCTCCCCAGGTTCCTGGGTGGGCTGTTGGGCCAGATCTTTGACTCTGGTAGTGGTTTGTTGCTCGACAACCCTAGTGTGACGGCGATCCAAGCTGTGCGCCAAGTAACAATGGCGTTCGCGAAAATCGAATTGGAGTGTTCTAGTGAACGAATCCAGACCGCGTACCAGGGGTACGTCGAGTGTGAACGGGATGTCAAGTTGGGTGATAAGCGTCGTGGCCTTGGCCATTACGCTGATTTTGGGAACATTGTTCGTCTCCTCTGGAGCGATCTCAATTCCCGTCTCGATCGTCGAATCTACGACGGCGAGCTAGCACCCAAACACGGACCCGGGGCCGTCGCTGACGGCCTTAAAGGTAACAAGAAGTGGACTTTGAGCGAGTGGACCGACCGCCTTGAGGCGGCTGGTATTCACTATCTCGAGTATGCCCGCGCTTCGCGCTCGGCTTATCTCACTCTTGACCGTGTTGACTTCCGTGATCCCGGCCGTGAACGACCCGTTGAGGTCATTGACGTGCCTAAAACGCAAAAGACACCTCGTATCATTGCAAAGGAACCCGCTTGTATGATGTATATTCAGCAGGCGATACTCAGCATGATGAAGGAAGAGTTTCGGCAGGATGCGAACGCAAGTTCGTTTATCTGCTTCGACTCTCAGGAGCCTAACCGAGCGCTTGCGCGCGAAGGGTCGGCAACTGGTCAACTGGCAACCCTCGATTTGAAGGAAGCCAGCGATCGTGTCTCGAATCAGCTTGTGATCCGCATGTTTGAGCGCTTCCCCTCTTTGGGAGAGGCCGTGCAGGCATGCAGGTCGCGAGCAGCTAATGTGCCTGACCATGGCGTAATCCGCCTGGCCAAGTTCGCGTCTATGGGATCAGGGCTGACTTTCCCCATTGAGGCTATGGTGTTCTGCACCCTGGTCTTTCTGGGCATAGAGAAGGCTCTCAACAGGCCGCTAACCCGCGCTGACATCACATCGATGCGCGGGAAAGTGCGTGTCTATGGGGATGACATTATTGTCCCTGTAGGCTATGTTTCTTCAGTGATTCGCGTTCTCGAGGACTTCGGTCTCATCGTGAACAAGAACAAGTCTTTTTGGACTGGTCAGTTCAGAGAGAGTTGTGGAGGGGACTACTATGCGGGTATGCCGGTTACGGTTGCCCGAGTTCGTAGGATGTTCCCCACGTCACTGCAAGACGCTTCGGAATTGGTGTCTATGGTCTCCTTAAGAAATCAGCTCAATGAGCTGGGATATGACGGAACCGTGGAATGGTTAGACCGACAGATTCGAAAGATTCTGCCCATCTATCCGGCTGTTACACCGGATAGCCCAATCCTGGGTTACCACGTGCACCCATCGATGGTTGACATTGATGGAATGCACAAGGACTACCAGGTACCCATGAAACGCGGGTACGTGGTGGAGGATGTCACTCCGTCGAGTAAAATCGACGGCTACGACGCCCTACTCAAAGTGCTGAGCAGGACGGGTTCCGACCCGTTCGAGGATCCTGAGCATTTGGAGCGTGCTGGACGCCCCTCAGTCGTTCGCCTAAAACTGAGGTGGAGCTCACCGGTATTTAGCCGGTGAGTTGGGGGGCCCCCAAAAGGGGAG